GTATCTTATCCTTGAGTGGTTTAGAAATCAACTTCTTAACTGTAGTGACATCTATCTCTAACTCTTCACATATGGATGTGACTGCTTCAATGTAATTGATGAGACCACTGCTATCTTTAACACGATTCTCAACAAGAGCGGTAAACTTACCCTGAGTCATAAACTTTTCTTCAATTTCCTTCATGATTGTAGTCCCTCAGTGTAATATCGATAGTCTTTTATCCAATCAATGAGGGTATTGATGTAGGGTACTTTATCATATTTCTGGACTACCTGTGTCTGTCCATCCTCTGCAACAGATATGGTGACAAGTTTATCAACTTCTATACCAGTTAACTCCCAATACATGTAAGCATATGCTGCTTCTTGCACGAAGTATTTCTCTAGGTATTTTTCTTTCTTTAATGTGCCAGTAGTCTTAAAGTCTATGATACTAAGCTCATTATCAAACTCAGCAATGCAATCAACGCGCCCAGCCAGATATAAATTGCGAGAAAAAAGAGGGGTTTCAATAGCATGAATATTAGATATCCGATTAAGAGTCTCACGACTAGCCCCAAAAAGGTACTTGGCAAGACCTTTGCTCTCCTTAATTTTCTCAGATTCATTTCTTAGATAGTATTCTACGATGGAATGATACTTAGTGCCTCGCCATGCAGCAGCACGTCGTATCTTCTCCGCTTCAGTATAACCGATTCGATTCTCCCAGTCAAGTATACCTTGCTTAGATTGGTGTCCGACAACAGTAGTCACACTAGGTACCCAAACGTCATCTAGTTTATAGAAACGTCCATGATTTAGAGTCTTACTTTCTAAGTCCTCTAACTCAAGAGGAGTGCCCACATAATTAAACATTAATTAAATCCCATATTAATTTTACTGACGAGATACTCTCGCACAAGACCAGACCTAACGATGTCTTCGATACCAAACTCAACACATGAGAATGATGGCATTGTCTGTAAGATTTTCATGAAGTCTAACACTCCTGTCCTTTCGTTACTTTTAATGAGGTCTGATTGTGTGTAGTCGCCAGAGAATATAATTCTAGTGTCTTCACCTACACGAGTAATGACTGAGTCTAACTCATGGAAATTTAGATTACTAAACTCATCCACTATCATAATACATTTGTCAAGAGTAACACCTCTAACAAATGATGTTGACCAGAATGACACTGTATCCTGTGCTCTAAGGTTTGCATAGAGTGATTCAAATGCATTGTCATCAGGCATTTCAAACATATACTTCACCATATTTTTGTATGGTATCTGATATAGGTTTGACTTATCTTCATGGTCACCTGGGAGGAAACCTATCTCTCTTGTTGGGACAAGAGACCTGACCATGTAAACCTTTTCGTAAGGAGTCTCAGGGTCTAGCACTTGTTGTAGTGCAAGGTAAAGTGAGATGAAAGTTTTACCTGTGCCTGCACAACCATGCAACACAAGGTTTTGTCCTTCATCATATGCTTTGAAGACCTCCTCCTGATTAGGAGTCAGTGGCTCAATCACTTTCAAATGGTCAAGGTTAATGGGTTTACGTCTCTTCATCTGCTTTACAGAGTAGTGGTCGTATTTTCCGTTACCGTTTCCGTTTTTCTTTTTAGCGGGCATAATTTAGGTATAGCGACTCAAGTTCGCTCGTGGATGGTCTGATTGAATTTTCTGCATCACTTCTTTGAATCCATCGGTCTGTTTAGGGTCACCATAGGTAACACCACCAGTGCCTGCAGACCAGTCTTTATCCCAGTCTGGATTCTCTTTCCTCCACTCGTCATACTTTTTCATAGACAGGTTGAGTTCTTGTTTCTCTCCTGTCTTAGTATTTATTACGGGATATGTAGGCATTTCTAAAGTCCTCTACTGTGTTTGCCATTTGTCGGTAACCTGTACCAACATAGATTTGTCCTGCTACAACAGATATTGTAGCGATGCCCCAGAAAATATAATAAAACCTAGATTTAATCTGGTATCTTTTCTTGAGTAGTTTAGTTCCTAATTCAGTCATCGTGGTCGTCCCATGGATCAGTTAACCCTTTGTTTGCAAAGAATCCTTTATACAATCCATACCCTGCTAACAGTATTGTGATTACTGCTATTGATATTGGGAATGTAATGTCTGGGTCTAAGTTAAGGGGTGTTATCATAATATTTTTAGACAGGGTTGTAAGTCATTCCAGTATTCATCGTTGTCATCACAGTTACAATCTCCTTTCTCAGGACACCAACCCATTGCCTTAGCAACGATTGGAAACTGACAAATAAGATGCTCTCTGCATAGATTAGCGATGTCCATGTGCTCTTTCTGCGTGCCATTTGCTGACCGCAATTCAATGTAGTGTAACCAACTACGGACACTACCACTCATGTAAATTCTGGTTGGAGTTGCTAAAGGCAAGACCATTCTAGCACACTCTTTAGCAATTCCTTCGTCTAACATTTCAGCGTAGATATGTTGTGCTTGGAAGAAGTGCTCTTCTATCTTAGCATCAAACTTTGCTTTGACAATCGGGTCAATGTCATCAATACTATTCTGTCTATTCTTAGTATCTTGACGACGCAAGTCAGGAGTAGGAATGTCACCTAACATCCCTGCGTCAGCATAGCGTTGAGAAAATTCTTGGAATGTAAAACTTCTGTGTCTTAATACCTGTGCTGCGATAGCACGTGTGGTATTAATTTCAAGTGTCATAAATGCCTGCTCAAATACAGACCAGTGGTTGTGTTTGATGCAGTAACTTAAGAGTCCTTCTACAGATGGATTGTCTTGATTCTTTGGGTTACTTACACGAGCAACGTAACCCATAGTTTTCTCTGCGTCAGGTGTCACAGAAATTAAACATACTTTAGTCATGCTTAAATAAAATTCTTGCGATTACATAAAGTCCAACTGCACCAAAGTATCCTATGGTTGCAATTCCGAAGGTTGGTAGTGTCATATTCCACACTAACATTAAGACAAATGGTTTAACAGTGAAGTCAGCAATAACTTTAACTGCTTTCTCTCCTATTTCCTGATTGCGTAGTCTTTCTTCTTCCTTTTCGGATAGTTTCTTCTCGTCTTCTGCTTGTTGTTGTGCCTTCTTACGAGGGTCAAAGAATACGTAATCGTTTGCCATTATTTTTTGCCTTTTTTGGCTTTCTTCTCTTTGGGGTCTTGCCATATTTTTGGGTTAATCTTTCCTGCTGTTTGTGTAATCGCCTTCAATCCTTTTCCATACTTATCATAGTAAGCATCGAATATCTCAGATTGTTTGATACACATAACTATATCATACTTTGTATGACCATCAGGTGCAACATACTCTACAAGGTATGCAGTATAAGGTAAGGAGGGGTCTTGTGCTGCCTCTATGAGACAATCAGTAGCGAGTGTCTTCACTATTTCCTGCCTCTATTACCCCATTTGATTGATGGAAATGCTTCTTCCACAACCGCTTTGGTAATACGAAACTTCTTATGAAGACTTTTATTTATTGCTGAGATAACAACTTGTGCCTCGTCAGCATGTAGTCCCTCTAGTAGTGCAATAAACATAGACTCAATCTTTAGGGCAGGCAGATTGTCTGCTCCACCTTTAAAAAAATAGTATAGTTTCTTGCCTTCTTTTTCAAGAAGAGTATGCTCTGTGCCCTTAGGTGCTTCGTTAGGTGTATAAGGGACATCACCTGGGGGAATTCTAGACACCAAACTCTCATCATAATTCATAATGAATATTGACCTTAGAGTCTGTGTGTTATTATCCTGCAGGATTTTTATCTTCTGTGCTTTTGTTTTAGCATTGTGTGCCTTACGAAGCACTTCAGAAATCATTAATTTCATAGTGAAAATCTAACTAAGATTCTTCATCATCGTCTATTGTAGCATCTTCATCCGTAAAACGCAAGTACAATAACTCAGATGGGTCTGCGTATCCATCTTCTCCTTGCATCTCAGGGTGAATAGTAACAGCAGCATAGTCTGCTTTCTCTTCCCATGTATCAAAAATCCCCTTAAGATTCCAAGATATGATGGCTCCTAAGAGGAATGCTCCGACGGTTAGGAAGAATGCCATGTAAATGAACTGTAATTCTTGCATGGGCTACTCCGTGATGTACTTTATTTAGTAACTTTTTTCCTCCCAGGTTTTCGCTCGGCATGATACTTCCAAGCGTCCTCTAGGATGCTGTAAAGATAAGTTTTTATCTTCCTTGCTTTTGGTTTAGGAATGTGTCCATAAGACTCCCTAAGTTGTGCATCGCCACCTTTAATGTAACCTTCCAACTCTAGCACAGCGTTACTAAGTTCTGCTGCTACAGAGGATTCAATAAAGTCATTGACTTCTCTTCGTGTCCATTTCTGTGCTTTTAAATACGGATACATCTTGAATAAAAATCTTCCGTTGACCATTGCTTCATCTAGTGCTCGGTCAACGAGAGTATACAATTCTTCGGTATTCTTTTGCATTATAGGTAGGTGTTTTCTCGTAGGTATTTTACAGTTTCAGTGCAACCACCCATCTTATGTCCAGAGATTATTACTTGAGGGAAGGTTGCTCCGTTACCAAACTCACTATAAAACTGCTCTCTGGTGAAGTTTGTGTTGAGCTTATACTCAGCATACACCCAACCCTTTGATTTGTAAACCTCTTTGATTTTTGTGCAGTAAGGGCAACCGTCTCTTGTATAGATTGCTGTATTCCCAGGTCGTTTCATTTAAAAATAGAAAAAGAAAAGGAGGGTATAATACCCTCCAATGTATTACAACTTTATATAGTTTAGAAAGTGTACTTAAGTCCTGCTTTCCCTGCCCAGTCTACGTCATCAACGTTAGTTGCTGCTGATAATTCACCATAGACACCAACGCTTTCGTTGATTGCCTTACCACCACCGATGTAACCGATAAGTTCAGTGTCACCAAACTCGTCAGCAGTTTCTGTGTGGGTAACTGTAGGACCACCAGATACATACCAGTCAATTCCATTAGGAGTTGTACCTTCGTATCCAAGTTGGAATTCCCATGTGCCTGATGAATATGCTCCATCTGGATATGAACCACTTGCTTCAACATTAACGTATGGACCAGCAAAAGCGGCTCCAGAGAATAGAAGAGGTGTTGCTGCTAAAGCAGCGATTGTTGATTTAATCATTTTTGTTTTTAAGTTTCTCGCAGAAAATGTCCCTGCGGATGTTAGACTACCCCGACATGGGTGTCTTTGAATCTACGCAGGGGCACGATCTTTCGATCCCTTTGTAATTTTATATAGGTTAACACAATATTAAGATTGTGTCAACTGTTACTCTTCGATGTCGAAGAACCAATTAATAGCACGAATGTAATCGAATGTATCCCCTATGTCCTTGTCACAATCGAGAGAATATTTCCTATCGCACAAGAATTTGCGTAGTTCATACACAGATTCAGCACGAAATTGTCTCACATTGTTTTCGTCATAGAGGATGTACTTCATTCCATTTCTTTATTGCTATCCTTACTAATTATATCACGAATCGCTGACATGTCATGGTCGGTTAGTACACTTTCTGGATTGTCACCCTCCTCCTCACGTGGGTCTTCGACAGGTGTGAGTTGTTTACCTACCCTTCCCAAATCTTCTTCGAGGTCTTTCATATAGTCAGTAGGTTTAGCATCCATACCTTGCACGATTGAAAGATTACTCCTCCAATACTTCTGCATCTTCTTCATCATCTTTTTCTTACCCTTAGGGTCGTCTTTATATTTCTCGATGATTTTACGGAGTGCTCTCAACTCCCTTGATGATTTTTCGAGTGACCTTTCGGCTGCACTCTTTCCAAATCCTGCCATTAATCTACGTCGTTAATAATTAGTTTGAATCTGACACGATAATTCTTTCGGTCAGTAGTATAATACCATATCGGAGAGTCAACTAGGTGTGACTCCTGATAGATTGCTTCCTTAGAATATCTATCGACATTCTTTGATTCCTCATAGTATGCTAGAAGGTTTGACTCAGGGTGTTGGAAACCAGTCCTATAGTCAGGGAAGTATGGTGTCCTATTAGTCTTCTCTCCTTCTGTGCTTCTAACAGGAGGCCAGAAGAGGTCAAACTCCATACCACTATTGTAACCACTACCTCTATCAATGACATCCATAACACGTATGAGACATTGCCAGTAGTATGAGTTAGATGATACACCTCTATCTGCTGACGTTGCCATCATTGAATAGAATGTAAAACTTACTCTCACCTTAGCAGGAGTAGCAGTTATCTGTGAGTCCTCCTCTATACCACCAGTAAGTAGATAGTCATGGACGAATGTAATAGGACTCTGCCAAGGATTATTATGCCACGATTGTGAAATAATATTCTTATAGTTTATATCAACTCCTTGAAATTGTCCACCCACCTTTTCTAATCCTGCATTTACCATGTGCCATGGCCATGCTCCACGTGCTGCTGTAAAAGGTTTCTTCTCTCCTAATAAATCTTGTGTTGCTGATGCTATCTGGTCGTAAGCATATGATGGGTGGAAGTTTAATGTAGAAACTAAATGCTCTTCAAGTAAATGATTATAGTTACCACACATTTCTGTGATGACTTCCTCTATGTCTTGACTCCTATATCCTAGAGCACCTTCGGGTAGCATACCAGTATCAATATATCCGTCAAAGTTATTTGGCATCCATATCATATCAACGTTAGTGCCTCTAGCATCAGAGTTATTCACATTACCTGGGTGGTTTGCTACAGTCTGTGCTGTTACAGATGGCATTGGCACTGCTGCATTGTTAGCCCATACCTGTGTGGCAGTGTAACCATTAGATGAGTCTGCTGCAGTAATATGATAAGAGTCAGTCTTATATGACCCTGCCATCCATGAGTTTAGACCTTGATTGCTTGGAGCATACTGTGCTGCTAGACCTTTTACTCTACCCTCAGTTGCTGTCCCTGTCCTGTTGAGCATTGGAGCACCAGTTGTCTTCCCTGCCTCATCATCTTGGTTGATAGTTACTAGGTTAATTGTGAACTGGCCATCATAGCTACTCTCTGTCGAATTAAATAGTGAAATAGCGGGAGCGATAGATGAATT